ATTTATAACTGGCTATTATTCAAACGACTTTTTTCTAGCCTTGCAAACTGCAAGCGTTGTATTTACTCACCTTGATAATACTGGGGTTGCAATAAATTGGTGCATGAAGTACAAAAAGCAACTAATTTTTTTAAGCCACAACGATTCAGATTATAGAAACGTCAGATTTAAATCGCAAAACATTCACGTAGTTTACAACAATAAAGCAAACGAAAAGAACCTACAAAACGGCGCTTATCCAAATGCCTCTATTGTTTGCAAACCTCCTATTTTCCCCGATGACGTAAAGTACAACCGCAAGCATGGTCAATACATTACGCTAATTAACTGCAACCAAAACAAAGGAGGGCAAATTTTAATTGACCTTGCTAAAAGATTGCCAAAGTTTAAATTTCTTGGAGTGCTTGGTAGCTACGGCGAGCAAATCATGGACGACACTTTAAAAAATCTAAAGTATGTTGCCCAAACTCCCGACGTGCATTTGATTTACGGCAAAACAAACATCGTCCTTGTGCCATCATCTTACGAGTCTTACGGACGTGTAGGCTTAGAGGCGGCTATTAATAGACTGCCAGTTATTTGCACGCCTACGGACGGATTAAAGGAGTGCCTTGGCTCTGCTGGATTGTATTTTAAACGTGAAGACATTGACGGTATGGCTGCAAAAATTGAGGAGTTAATGACAGATGAAATACTTTATGACTTTCACCAAAACATTATGCGAAACCTTGCAGAGGAGCGGCTGAAATACCAAGACCAAGAGTTGGAAAGATTCTTTAATTTTATCGTTGACAAAGCAAAGAAACCATACGATGAGTGATTTATTATACACGCCTAGCAACCTTTCATTTACTGGCTATTCTGTCCAATTAGAGGACGAGATTCCAGCAATCGAGCCAATTAGCTTAACTGAGGCAAAAGAATATGCAAGGATTGACTCAACCTTTGAGGATACTTTAATTAGCAGCCTAATAAAGGTGGCTCGACTACATTGCGAGGCATTTATGGGCAAAGCAATTATTCGCAAGACAGTAACTGTTGAATCCTTCTCTTTTCCTTACCAATGGCAGTTGCCTTACGGACCTTTGGTCTCGTCAACAGATGTTTCCAAGGTGGTAACTGTTGACCAAAATGGAGCAGAAACTGCTTTACAATACCAACTAAATGTTGGCTTGTTTCCAAAGATTGCAATTACAAGCGGTCCTCAATCGTTTAAATTTAAGATGGTTTATACGGCTGGATTTACAACCGTTCCCGAAGACATAAAGCTTGCCGTTAAAATGATGGTAAACACGCTTTACGAACGCAGAGAAGACTTTAGCGACTTGCAAGCAATACCTTCGCCTTTGGGAGTAAAAGCATTGTTAATGCCTTATAAAACTTACAATTGGTTTGGCGCATGAGGACTAACAAAGAGGTTAAAGCTGGCGATTTACGTGAGCGCATACAATTCCTAAACCCAACTTTATTTGGTGACGGCTTTGGTGGTTACTATTCCTCAATGGGCGTGACTTATACTTGTTGGGCAAAGGTTACCAACCTGAATGGCGCACGTTTAAATAGCGAGGACCAAATGGTTATTAAAAACTCTTGGGAGATAATTATCCGAGACAATCCTTTGGTGACTATTACCAAGTCAATGCATATTCTTTATAACGGCAGAACGCTAATTATTGATAACATAATTGACGTGCTTGAGTACGACAGAATGATTAAGCTAATTGCTAAAGAGCGAGATTAAATGGTAAGCATTAACTTTGACAAGAAAAGCCTTAACGCCTTTTATAAGTATTTAAAAGGTTTGGAAGATAACGTTGCTGACTACGTGCGAGCAGAGGTAGAGGATGCCATGCTATCTATTGAGTCAGAAGCGGTTTCAAATGTCAAAGTACAGAGCGGAGCGCTAAAGCAAAGCATTCAGTCAACGCCAATCAAAGTAAGTAAAAACCAAATTACTGGAGGTGTTGAGGTTGGCGCTTATTACGCACCTTACGTTGAATTTGGAACAGGAACAAGCGTAAAAATTCCAACTGAATTAGTTCAGTTTGCAAGTGAATTTATAGGCGATGGAATTAGAGAGGTAAACTTACCAGCAAGACCTTTCTTTTACCCTGAAGTTTTTAAGCAAAGAACCGAGTTGCCAAAAAATATTGAGCGGACTTTAACAACATTATTGAAAAAGAGACAATGAGAAATATTAAAAAGTTTGTACGCAAGGCTTATTGGTCAGCTTTAAATGGCACGATAACCTACAAAGGTGCGCCAGTTCTTTGTTACGATACCTTTGCTCCTGACAATGCCAATTTTCCGTACATTCTTATTACAAATCAGACCCAAGAAGACGACAAAGATAATCAGGAGTATAATTACATCACCACGATTACTTTGGACGTTGTAACGGCAGGAATTGCGCCTTACGGAAGATTTGATGCCGACACAATAGCTGACTCGATTTTGCAAATTGTTTGCCTATATCCTGAAAACTATTTAGCACTAGAAGTTGGCAAAATTGTAACGGCTAAACTTGTTCAGCAAACTAGCCTATCGAGCATTACCGACACAAATATTGTGCATCGGGAAATCATGACTATTGAAAATTGGATTGATGGGTAAGGTTAACGGCTCCGCTTTATTTGTTTCTGTTGGTTTAGCTAGAATTGCTAAGTCTACGGCTTACAATTTGTCTGCTGAAATGAGCCAGCTGGACAAGACAAGCAACGAGTCAGGATTTTTTGCAGACCATATTTCCAAGCTTGGGTCTTGGTCGTTATCAAGCGACTCACTTTTTATTCAAGAAGGTTATTCTTATGGCGACCTTTACACCGCTTATATTAATCGTGAGCGAGTTTATTTGTCAGCTGGGCAAGAAGACAGTTTAACGTTTATTGGATTAGCAACGATTGAGTCAATTAGCCAATCAGCACCAATGGAGCAAGTTGCTGCTATTTCTGTAAGTTTTAAAGGTGTTGGCGGACTTTATCCAACTATTTTACCAGCGGAAAGATTTATTGTTGACGAATTATTTGAGATTATTATTGACCAAGACGGCAACTTTTTGGTTTATACTTAAAATTTATTGTCTTGCATTTTTTATAAGTCCTTTTATTTTTAAAAAAAAATCGAATTAACCTCATAAAAATATGGCTACTACTGGCAAATTTAACGGCACGCTTCTTAACGTTTACCTTGACAACGTTATGATTGGATGCGCCACCTCTTCTGAACTTTCTGTAAACGTTGACCTTGCAGATGCAACTTGCAAAGACGATGGCGGATGGGCGGACCATATCGCTGGCTTGCGTGATTGGTCTATTTCAACTGACGGATTGGTTGCATTTGATGACACAAACAACGTTGGTGACATTTATACCCTACTAAGCGGACGTACTGTTGTGGCTCTTAAGTTCACTACAAACGTTGCTGGAGACCTTGTATTTTACGGAAACGCATCTGTTGCCTCTATCTCTGTAAGTGCAGAAATGGAAGCGGCAGTAACTTACTCCGTAGAATTTACTGGAAAAGGTCCTTTACTAAAGGCGACCGTAGTACCAGCATCTACTTAATTAGTATTATCTTTCGCCTATGAATCATACAGGCAGAACAATAATAACAATTAATGGCAGCACCTATACCGTTAAATTTGGTATGGGTGCTTTGTTGCATTTTAGCGAAGGACTTGGCTACGATGTCCAAGAAACAATTGAGGCACTAACAAAAACAGGCGTTGGTCAAATCAAGGCAATCGCTAAATTTATTTATGCGGCTTTGTATGTCGATGCGCTTTATCACGACAAAGAATTTACTTTGGAACTTGTCGATATTATTGATTGGGTGGACACAAACCCAACAGACGAAATTGGCAAGGTTGTCGTTGTAATCATGCAAGGTATAAGCGCAATTACAAAGGTCGAATATCCAAGTGGAGACGCTAGAGAGTCAAAAAAAAAATAACATTTAGAGACGTTTGCCATTACGCCATTGGGGAGTTAGGTATTGCACCTGACTCCTTTTATTTTATGTCTTTTGCCGAGTATCAGTCCATTGCCTACGGCTACCAAATGCGGCAAAGCAAAGAGGAGAATTTATTTAGGACGCTTTGGGTGCAGCTTAACAACGTAAATGTTACCAAGAAATCTGACTTAATTAGGAAGCCTGATAAATACTGGAAAATTCCATTGCTAGACGCCAAACCAATTGTAATTCCAACTGAGGAAGAAAAGCAGAGAGCGTACCAAATTGGACTACAATGGCAAAACCTTAAATTTGAAGAAGAAGCCAATTTTGATACGATAACCAAGACCATAAAATGAGCGCAAAATTAAATGTTGACATTGTCGCCCAGTTAAAAGAATTTAACAAGGCAATGGCTGACCTAAAGTCAGAGGTCAACTCAGTTAATTCGTCAATTGACAAATCAAACAAGGAGACAATTGCTTCAACAAAAAAAATGTCCTCTACTTTTTCAGAAGTAGGCTCAACGCTTGCGAGCGTTTTTGCGGTTGACCAGTTAATAAATTTTGGCAAGGCAATTCTCAACACTACTGTTGAATTTCAAAAGATGGAGGCGGTACTTACGACCGCATTGGGCAGCAATTCAGCTGCAAAAGCAGCAATGGACCAAATTGTTGACTTTGCATCGACGACTCCATTTCAAGTTAACGAGTTAACAGACTCATTTGTAAAATTAGCCAACCGAGGATTTGTTCCAACAATGGACCAAATGCGTAAAATGGGCGACCTTGCCTCCTCTGTTGGTAAATCTTTTGACCAATTAACAGAGGCAATACTTGACGCTCAAACTGGAGAGTTTGAAAGATTAAAAGAGTTTGGAGTTAAGGCATCCGCTCAAGGGGATGTCGTGCAATTCACCTTTAAAGGAATAACTACTGAGGTAGCTAAATCCGACAAAGCAATACAAGACTATTTGTTAAGCCTTGGTAATTTGGAAGGTGTTGCTGGTTCAATGGAAGCAATTTCTAAGACTACTGGCGGCGCCATTTCAAACTTAGAGGATAACATCACGCAGCTATTTAAAAACATTGGTGACTCGTCTAGCGGTTTTATCAACTGGTTTGTCAAGGACCTTAACAATGTAATTTCTTCCCTTAGAAATATGGGCGAAATTATTGAGTTAATGAACCCATTTAAAACTTTGGCTGAGTCAAGCGATGAGGCAAGAACTTACCTATTAAAAGTTAACGATTCCACAAATGATTTAACGAGAACGGTTAAGGATGCGGCTGCCGAGTTTGATAATTTAAGCCTTTCAACTTTAATAAGCGGAGAAAGCCAAACAAAATTCCTTAACGAAATGATTCGTTTGGGTCATACCGTTGAGGATTCAAAAGCGCTTTATCAAACCTATGTAAAGATAAGAAAGGAGCAAGCAGCCTCTGAAAGCTTGCTTGCAACCGCTACGGCAACAACAACACAACAAACTAAAATAAACACCGCTGAGGTTGAGAAACAAGCGGCAGCAAGGCAAAAGGCTCACGAGCAAAGAATTAAACAATTAAGAAAGGAATCTGAAGAGTTTTTAAAAAATCAAAACGCTACGCTTAAAAATGTAGGTCAAAGGGATGCTTTTAGCGGTCAGCAAACTGACGTAACTAAACAAATGAGTCCTGAGCGTTTGCAAATGGTTCAAAGTGCATCGGCAAGCATTTTGGCAATGAATAAGCAAATTGCTTTAACAATGCCAAGCATTGTAATTCCTGAGGATGCTATAACACGTTTAAACGCAGCGGCAGAGGCTCAAAAACTAATGGCTTACGAAACTCAATTGGTTGCTCAAAACATGAATGCAGCTTTATTTGTTGGCGATATGTTTGGGCAAACCTTATCAACTTTAGCCGAGACTGGTAAAATATCTTTTCAAGGCATTTTCGATGCGCTAAAACAAATGGTAATAAGATTTGCGGCAGCAATTGCGGCGGCAGTAACTCTAAATATTTTAACAGGCGGAATGTTAGCTACCAAAGGTGGAGGTAAAGGATTAGGCGCCATTATAAAAGGCGGCAAAATGATGGGTATTGGTGGACTTACTCCTTTTGCAAACGGAGGCATTGTTTCAGGACCAACCCCAGCGCTAGTTGGCGAATACACAGGCGCACGTACAAATCCTGAGGTAATTGCACCATTGAGCAAATTGCAAAATATGATGGGCGGAAATGTTACCTTTAGCATAAGCGGCGACAACTTAGTTGGCACATTAAACAGAGCAAATAAAACAAGACAACGCAAATTCTAATGGCATACGGCTTAAAATATACCATTCCATTTAGGGACATTGACAACAACGCAAACCTTGTAAGCATTTATCAAGACGGGTTTGTTGGCTCATCAACTGAGTTGATTGCTACTGACGTGCCTGCGGTGCATAAATACGAGCGAGAGGATAACGAGGATATAATTTCGCCAATTATGTCAAGCACCTTAACAATTAGCTTTTACTCAACTGAAACAACAGATTTTAGGAATTTCTTTAGCTATTCAGACCGAGAGTTTTTAGTTGTTCACGAGTTTGCTGGCAATGTTGTATTTAAGGGCTACTTATTAAACGACATTACAGGCGAGCCATTCCAAGACCCTCCTTACCCAGTTGTTATTACCGCAACTGATGGACTTGCACAACTTAAAGAAGTTGCTTTGGATGGACCATCTGTAGATACTGATTTAGGCGACTTGTTTTTGGAGCAGTTAAATAGGCTTAACCTAGAACTTAATTTAGAGGTCTCTAACGACCTTTACGAGGGGTTGGTAATGGATAACACCAAAAGTATTTTTGACCAATCAGAAGGCGAGAATTTGCTTGTGCAAGAAGGTACATTTACTGAACTAGGATTAAATGCTTACGATTTCTTATTGGAAATTTGCCGCACTTTTGGTTGGGTGCTATTTCAGCGAAATAACAGATGGAGAGTACAAAGACCAATTGGAAGAAATATAAATACCACAATTCTATATGTGCATAGCTACTCAACTGGAGCCGTTATAAGTAGTTCAACCGAAACAAGTTCATTGGATGTTATTGGTGACCAAACAGGCGGTGGCACAACTTGGATTCCAGTTGGTGGAGACCAGCTTTTGCAATACCAAAGACCTATCAAAAAGCTAACGATTACCCAAGGTGATTTGGGACAATCTATAATTGCGAATGGCGAACAATTTAACGAGGCAAGCTGGTTTTTAGAAGGACCTTACAAACCTTTTGATTGGGAAATAACACCTGACCCCGACACCCCAGTAATACAGATTTTTCCAAATAATATTCCGTCACAAACTGGATATAATGACGAAGAAGGAGTTAGCTGGGACATTCGATTTATGGCAAATGGGGAGGAGACAGACCAGCCAATTACATCAAAGCCAGTATTCTTGGACTTTGCTGGTTTAAGCCTTGAGTTAGAGGTTGATATTAATTACTCTACTTTAGCAAGTGGATTGGCTATTGCCGTTAAGCACGTAGATTCTAGCGGAACGACAAGGTATTTAGGAACAACTATTGTTGGCAGTTTTTCATTGCTAGATTGGAGCGAAACTTATAACACATTTGTTTTTTATTCCACGAAAGACGACGACCAAAGGAAGTTTAAACTCACAAGCTTTGTATTGCCAACGGCTGGCTTTTTGTCAATCGAATTAAAATACTTTGGCGAGACTGGCAGCGCAGTAGTTACAAGCGCAAAAATATTGTCAACTTTTGAAGGGAAAAGAAATCCAACAGAGGTAAAAAAGATTTACGAGACTGCTAGGGCATACACAAGCTTACGAGACGATACTTTAAGGTTTAGCGACCTTTGTATTACCGCATCAAAGAACTGGCTTAAAATTGGCGATTTACCAGCCATTGTGTTTGTTGAAAAGTCTTTGGCATCAACTCCAAATATTATTCAAGTGCCAAGCGGTGCAGTAACTCAAGTAAACAGATTGACAGACACTTTAGGGAGCAATACTTTAAGTTTTTCGGGCGGTACAGTTACTGGAGGTTATCAGCGTCAATTTGTGGCGTCAAGTGGCTTTACAATTGATTCTGTTTTTATTTTAGTTAGCAGTTTATCGGGTAATCCTCCACCTCCAAGCGCTGAACTAAATGTTACTGTTACAACAATTTCTAGCACGGAAAGAAATGTAACAATTACGCTTAATGGTTATGATTATACAGGCGAGGCAAATGTGCAAATTCAAGTCTTTTTAAAAGATGCGAACGGAAACAATTATCAAACCTCAACTTTCCTTTTTCAAATCAATGCAAACGGCTCAATAACATACACGCAAACAAATCTGTCGTTTGAAAACCAAGCGCTTTTGGGAGGTTATTCACCTACTTTGCGAGACTGCTATGCTAGAAATGTGTTAAGCATTTACAACGCTTTAAGTTACCGATTAGAGGGGTCATTTAGACGCAAAGGGACTGCTTCAGCGTTTGGCTTTTTGACTGCTAGCCTAAATTATACAGGCTATACAACTGTCAGAATGCAAGTAATTGGCTGGGAGTATGACTTGGCAAGTCGAGTTGCAAGAATTACCTTTGGGCAAGTACCTACTGCATACGTTTATCCAATTTCATAATGGCAAATAGAAGGTTCATAGATTTCCCAATTGCGTCAACCGTTGGCGATAATGACATTGTATTAATTTGGCAAGACGGACTAAACAAACAGACCACAAAGGCAACGTTTTTAAGCGGTTTACCTGAAAATTTAGATGAATTAAACGACGTAGCAATTAGCAGTTTAACTAACGGGCAAATATTGCGTTACGATTCGGTTAGTGGCAAATGGGAAAACACCGACCAAGGCAACTTGGACCTTAACGATTTAAATGACGTTTCGATTGTTTCGCCTAGCAATGGTCAAGTTTTAGTTTACAATTCGATTACAAGTAAATGGGAAAACTCAAGCGGTGGTTTTGTTCCTTATATTGGAGCCGTTACTACTGTTGATTTAGGGGCGCAAGGATTACGTGCTGGGTATATTCGTTTTGACACGTCAGTTGTTAGCGTTCCCGATGAGCAAGGATTAGTTTATTGGGACTCATCAAGAAGCACGGCTGCGCTCATAATGAATGGCGTTTTACAACACATTGGGCAAGACACTTTTTTTTATGTCAAAAACTCAACTGGCTCAAGCATTCCAAAAGGCACCTCTGTAAGATTTGACGGAACAGACGGCGCAAGCGGTCATTTAAAAATTGCTCCATTCTTGGCAAACGGAACTTACCCTAGCAACTACTTTATGGGAGTTACTGCGGAGACAATTGCTAATGGGGCATTTGGTCAAGTAATGCACTTTGGCGAATTAGATGGTATTAATACGAGCAGTTATACTGCTGGCGCTTTGCTTTACGCAAGTACAACTGTTGTTGGAGGTTTTCAAACAACGGCTCCAGTTGCCCCTAATAACATCGTCCTTATTGCTGCTGCAATTAACTCAAAAAATAACGGTACTATTTTAGTTCGTACAACTTATGGCTCTAATATAAACACGGACGAAGGAGTTAAAATTACAACGCCGACAACTGGTCAATTATTGCAGCTTCAAGCTAGCGGATTATGGGAAAACAAGACCAAAGCGCAAGTTTTAGGTGGCACATCTTCGCAGTTTGTTAAGGGCGATGGCAGTTTGGATTCTACAATCTATGTTAGTGGTTTAGGCACAAGCGGACAAATAGCCTACTTTAACGGAACAACAACAATAACTAGCGAATCAAATTTATTTTGGGATGCTACAAACGACAGACTTGGAATTGGAAGCGCAACACCAACCGTCAAACTAAGTGTTTCCAACGCTGCAAACGGCAACATTGCATTTTTTACAAATACCTCTGACGCTGACTTATTCGTAAATCTAACTAGCGGTGTAACATTATTAACACCATCGACAGGAACCCTAGCTTTTGGAACTTTAAACACCGAGCGTGTTAGGCTAAATATTAACGGCAATTTATTAGTCGGAACAACTTTAGACAACGGCTCTAAGCTGCAAGTTAACGGCTCATTTTCCGCTCCTCATGTTACAAAGTCAGCAGACTACACTTTAGATGCAACGGATTACACGGTTGGATTTGATTGTGCAAGCAACAGAACTGCAACGCTTCCCGATGCAACAACTTGCCAAGGTCGTATTTATGTGATTTACCAATACAACACAGGGTCAGGCGCTAGGTCGGTAACCTTGGATGGCAATGGCTCCCAAACAATAAACGGAGTTACAACTTATTCTTTGAGTCCTTTTTGCGAATACTCCTCTGTAATGATTCAATCAAACGGAGCAAATTGGATTATTATATCAAGCAACTTTACAACTGATTGTCTTTAAAAATTAAACTTTAAACAAATAAAAACCATGAAAAAAATTGAAGCAGTAACAATTTGGAAAAATGGCGAAAGCCAAGAAGCTAACCTATTAAATGCCTACATCACTAACGACAACCTTGAGTCTTCTTGCTCATTTTACTATTCGCTAAATGCAAGCGGTGAAGGAACTGAAGAGATGCCTTTAGTTGTAGGTGCTATTCTAGCAGATGGCGGAATAACTATGAGTGGTGAGGATTACCTAGCTTGGGATGGGACTAATCAAAGTGCTTATACCTACATCGCTGATAAATTGAATCTAATAATCGTAGGTTAATTAGTATCTTTACGCTATGGCAAACATCGGCAATCAATCCATAGGTAACCTTAACCTATTCGTCAAACAAGGCAACACGCAAACATTTAGGCTTGCATTTAACAATGTTCTCCCAAACGGAGACAAAGAGCCTATTGATTTGTTAGAATACACAGAGATTAAAATGGATGTAAAAACCCAAATTGATGTCAATGCGGTTCCTTTTATCAGTTGGACGATTGGGGATGGGTTAACTATTGAAGGAGATGACGATAATGTTTTAGCGTTTACATTTAGCGAGGAGTTTTTGGAGTCGCAAGGTTACCAATGGGACTACGACATTTTATTTACGGATGCCGATGGAAATACAACGCTTGTGGGTGGAATTATCAATGTTAGACGAGTAGTAACGAAATGAGACAGATAGAGGTAATTAACTTAGAAACCATTATTGATGTTACTGCGGAGACATCTAATGTTGAAATTCTTGTAAAAGACTACGATTCAGAATTAGTTGAAAGGTTTGCTTTAGAGGCTCAGGAAGCTGCCATTGACGCTGAGGAATCAGCAGACATCGCAAATGCTCAGGCTTCTATTGCAACTGCTCAAGCTGGTATTGCTACGACTCAAGCTGGGATTGCTACCACGCAAGCGGGTATTGCTACTACCCAGTCGGGAATAGCTACGACAAAAGCTAACGAGGCTAGCGCTTCGGCTGCTAGTGCTTTGGCTAGTGAGCAAGCTGCGGATGCGGACAGAATTCTTGCGCAAACTGCTGCGACTACTGCGACTACACAAGCAGGCATAGCAACTACACAAGCAGGCATAGCAACTACTAAGGCTGGAGAGGCTTCGGCAAGTGCTGATGACGCATTGGCTTCTCAGAACTCTGCAAGCGGTTCTGCTAGCACGGCAACTACTCAGGCTGGAATAGCTACAACACAGGCGGGAATCGCTACAACACAGGCAGGTAATGCTTTGACCAGTGCAAACAACGCTGCTGCTTCGGCTGCTGCTGCTGCACAGGTTGGGACATCTACTCTTTTAACTGGATTTAGCACAGGTGCGAATAGCACTATACTTGCTACTGACACAATCTTGCAGGGATTTAACAAGACGCAAGGTCAGATTAATGCTAGGGTTTCAGGAACAATCGCCACAGGTCAAGTAGCGTTTGGAACTGCTGCGAATACTATTGGTGGTGGGAACAACTTGTTTTGGGATAACACTAATGGTAGGCTAGGTGTTGGAATTACTACTCCAAGTTCTAGGCTAGAAGTGGCTCAAACAAGCACAGGAAATCTTGACTATTTAACAATATATAATACAGGTGGTGGAGCAGTTAATGACCAAACGGCACTTTCGTTTGAACACGGAGGTAATAGAAGGTCATCTAAAGTGTTTTCTACTTTAGAATCATCGACAAGTACTGCACTAGGTTTTGTTACAACTGCAAGCACAGTTGAAACCGAAAAGTTAAGAGTTTTTTCTTCAGGTAATGTATTAATTCAAGCAGGAGGCACATTTACCGACGCAGGATTCCGCTTAGATGTAAACGGCTCAACTCGTTTCAACGGCTTATCAACCATCCAAGGAACTACGGCTTCCGACTCAGGTCAACTAGGTGCTGAACTGCTAACCACAGGCACAGGCGATGCATCTTGGACAGGGACTGATTTTGCGACAGGCTACACGCATGTGGCAGGGTCTACTACTACGTTGACAAGCACACTTGCAGGAGTGGTTGGAGCATCCTACCAAATTACCTACACAGTTACAGGCAGAACGGCAGGTTCGTTTACAATTGCCTTTGGAGGCTTTACATCCGCTGCATTGACTGCAACAGGGAATCTTGGGCCAAGAGCAACCACAACAGGAACTCTTGTTATTACTCCAACATCTGACTTCAATGGAACGATTGTACTTTCGATTCGCACTATTTCTGCGTCAAGTGCATCAGTTACATTTAACAATAGTGC